GCCAGAGGAGGCTGCACTTTCAGAGGCTGTTGTCTCTGCAGACGCTGAGGGGAAAGAGATAGAGCCGGCGGTCGATGACCCTGGTGCTGCCAGTTTAAGTGTGCAGGATTTTGGCAGAGGCACATCGGGAGCCGTCTCTGGGACGGAAGGCGTGAGTGCCACCGATGTGCCGCACCTTACCCCGGCACTCCCGAGCATTGGATTTCGTGCCCCGGAGCTCTGAGGAGCCTCGAGGAGCAGATGGCACACTTGCCTGGGTGCTGCAGTGCGTCGCTGCGGGTGAGCTTCGGGGGCGGGAACGTGGCCATTGAGGATGCGGCATTGCTGCGCCTCGCCCCGCGGCAGGATGCCGTGTTGGCTGCCATTCCAGCGGCTAAGCCGAAACTGTCACCTATGGCAGTCGACGCTGCGCGTGTTAGGCATGTAGAGAGCCTGGGCACGTGGTATCTCCGGGCTCCGCCTGGATTCACAGATATCACGAAAGTGACCGTGGGCACCATACTTGCGACATGCGTACGTGCAGATCCACTCGCGATGGACATGCTGGAGTGGCAGGTAGGCCAGTTGGAATATGCAGTGGCTGCCCTGGCGATATGGATGCAGACGGCACCTGGGCAGTATGTGTGCAGTCGCCTGCCCATACACCGAATCCCTTTGGACGAGTGGCCGAATGCAGTAAAAGATTTCGGTAATGAGTGCCGTCGATTGGGGCAAGTGTTTGGTGAGGGCCCTGCGGAAACCGAAGTTGCATTTGGCATGCGGAAATTGGTTGCTCTCTGTGGTAGGACCGTGGAGCAGGCAGACTGGGGCAAGGAGGTAGACGAACGCACGAGAGAAGGTACAGCGAAGTTCGGATATAGGGATGGCAGGGTAAGCACAGCTGCCTTCAGGTATATTCGGGCCCATGAACTAAAACGCATTGTGCGTAGCGCAATGCCGGGCTTGGTGAAGCGAAGTGGTGACCTGCACGAATATATTTCACGCCGTTGGTGGAGCACACCCAGAGGGACATCATCCTATGGTGGAGATGTGCGTAGGCAATTATTGGCAGTCGGGCATCCCAGCTTGGATCTACAAATGCGGCCGATCAAGCCAACAGTGCAAGAGAGTTTAGACCCGGCAGGTGTGTTAGCGTGGTTGCGGACCCGCCCACGAGCAATAGCCAGAGGCTCAACCAAGCCAGAACCCGGGATGAAGAGGAGGGCCCTGCTCGCAGTGGACGATGTCACGGCCTTCATCGCGGGCTATGCGTCACATCATGTTGAAACGATTACCAAATATGCGGGCATGGTTTTGCGGCAGGACCCGGCTGACGTATCAGAATGGGTCAATTTCGATGTCGGCAAGGAAGTGTGGCGTGTCAGCAACGATTACTCAAACTTCAACATCTTAAATTCCCTGCGTTCGATGCAGCTCATCGATTTGGAATTCGCTGCTGCGTGGAGCAAGGTTCCCCTCAGGTTCGCCAGGCAAAAGGAACTTGCATGCAGATGGGTTGCTGCCTCCTACAACGACATGATTATGAGTACGCCGGCTGGGGAGCACCGGGTGTTCAATGGGCTGTGGTCAGGCCATAGGAACACTGCACGTGACAACACTATGCTGCATGTTGTGTATCTGGCATGCATTAAGAGTATACAGGAGGCACTCTTCGGTACGTGGGCCAACACATGCAAGCAACGCATATGTGGGGACGATGAGACACTGGCATACAGTAGTTGGAGTGCGGCAGTCTGTCATACGCTGGTTGCCGACGGCTGGCTACACGTCTCAAGTGTCCAAGGGAATGTTGTCACGGAAGCATGACGAGTTCCTGCAGCTTATTAGGGTGCCTGGCAATGTGCCACGCTATCCAGTGTGTGCGACCATTTTGACGTTCTGTTCCGGGAATTGGTACAAGGATGCAGTCAAGAATGTCAGCAGCACAGTCAAGGATGTCAGTGACCATTTGTGGGATATGGTGCTGGGTGGTGTGCCAGTGCAGCTTGCAAAGCAGCTTGGGGTCCACGTGTGTGACTATATGATGCAAGCCAAGGTCGGTGGGGAGCTCACCCGTCTGAAGTGGTGGGCATACCGGGGATGTGGACTACCACAAGGGCATCCGCTCTGGGAAATTGAAACCGCCTCTCCACCAGTGCTGGCAGCAGACCTGCAAGTCTCTGGACTCCCGGCAAATGCAGTGCAAGATGCGCTGGACAGTGAAGAAGTCTTTTGGCAGGACATTCCAGCTAGCGTGTATGCCCGCGTTAGAGGGGCACGGCTGGCAGACTCATACAGGCCAGTTGCCAAGAATGAACTGAGTCAGCAGTATGATATGGCAGCCGTGATCGCATATGCGACACAACCGAGCATTATGGAGCAGAGGATGTTTCCGAGACCCACGCATGTGCCGTTCAACCGGTGGCGTGCGATCCCCGTGCGAAATGTTGAGCGTTCAGCCAGAG